CAGCAGCCTTCCCAACCCTATAGAGGTAGACCATGCAATACTGGACAAAGAACGGGTCTATCCCAAGCACTGAAACAGACGGTACTGAAGGCTGGCAACAGGCTCCTTCGCCTCCGACAGAGATTCCTGAAGGCAAGGAACTTGTATGGCTAAACTGGGAGTGGATCATCCGTGACCCTAAGCCACAAGACAGAGCAGGATTCCAGTGGAATTGGCAGCACGAGACAAGAAGCTGGGTTGAGGGTGCGTGGGGTAATGTAGAGGTTATAGAGCCAATAGAGCCTATAGATCTACCTACACTACTGACTACAGATCAGGTAACTATGTTTACTACATCACAGATCGCATAAAGTCTGCTATCTTTTGATGTTCTTCAGCAGTACCATCATTCTTAATACGGTTAGCTCTCCAAGATAAGATAACTACGTTTCCTTTGACGTATCCTTTAGAGGAATCAATCCTATCAAAGCTTGGAGAGTTGTCTGAACGGAAACTAGCTAGGTAGTCTAACTCAATACCTAATATGGGACAATGAGTAGGGAATGTTAGGTCATTGAACTCTATATCCCAATCATGTTTATAGTTAGATGCTTTCTTACGTCTGAACTTTTCTCTAATGATCTGGTAGAACTCATCAACACGGACATAAGATTCTTCAGGGAAATGTCCCCACTTCTGTTTGTAACTAGATCGTCTCTTCAGTAACGTAGCCTGTCTAGGTAATTGTTCGTACGTAAGTCTACCTAAAGACACTAACTTGTTAAATAACTGATGTACTCGTTGACGACTGACATTACCTAAATCAACCCTTATTTCATCAGTTTGTTTACCTAGAAGAACTAAACGACAAACAAGATCTAATCTTTCTTCTGGTGTTAACTTACTTTTAGCAAAGTGCATTGATTTCATAGAGTCTCCCGAAAGGGTTATTGTAACACGTTTTACTTACGTAGTCAAGGCTCTTTACAACAATATTTTTACTGTGGTAAAATAACAACAATGGATACTACTAAGTTACTAAAGTACTACGAAGAGCGATTCGACCTTATGAGTCATCCAGGATGGAAAACTCTGTTGGAAGACGCTAAAGAGTACAGAGACGCAGTAGCGGACATAACCACTATCTCTAGTGGAGAAGAACTACAAGAACGTAAAGGTCAACTAAAAGCTTTAGATTGGCTCCTAACGATGCATGAAGTTTGGGAAAAAGCCTATGAGGATTTAGTCAATGAGGATACTAAATGATTTTGAGTGTGCTAACGGACATGTTACTGAAAGGTACACAGATCACTATGTTAAAGAAATACAGTGCCCACACTGTGACTTGTTAGCACAAAGACAGTTAGCATCTCCTAGAAGCAAACTAGAAGGCATCACAGGTGCTTTTCCAACAGCTCATGATAGATGGGCAACGATGCATGAACAAGCAGTAAACGTAGCAAAGTCTAAGTCCTATTATGAGGGATAACTTAGATTCCTTTTTAATTCCTAACAATTGGGTTATACCCGACTAGGAGAAGCAGATGGCTGAATTTGTAGAATCTCTAGATGATGAAGTAGGTAACGATGAATTTCAGGCTGTAGAGGCTAAGGCTGAAGCGGCACCAACTCAGGAAGAACCTACGATCCCTGAGAAGTATAAGGGTAAATCGTTAGATGACATCATAAGGATGCACCAGGAGGCTGAAAAGCTAATTGGTCGTCAAGCACAAGAAGTTGGAGAAGTTCGTAAGTTAGCTGATGAACTCATCAAAAGGCAAATCACACCGCAGGATCAACCTGCTAAAGCTATCGAAGATGATACTGACTTTTTTGCCGATCCTGTTAAGGCAGTTAACAAAGCAGTTGAATCCCATCCAGCAGTTGTTCAGGCTCAACAGGCTGCAACACAGATGGCTAGGATGCAAACAGCAAACAGGCTAGCTCAATCACACCCTGATTATACTCAAGTCATTACTGATCCTGAGTTTGCTTCATGGGTAAATGAGTCACCTGTACGTCAAAGATTATACGTAGCAGCAGACAAACAGTTTGATTTCGATTCCGCTAATGAGTTGTTGTCTAACTTCAAAGCATTGAAGAAAGCTAAACAGGACACTGTTCAGCAAGCAGCACAACAGCTTCAGGAACAACGTAATCAAACACTCAAAGCAGCTACTGTAGCAGTTGATGGCGCTACTGGTGAGACGAGCAAGAAAATTTATCGTCGAGCAGATCTTATTCGACTTCAAATGACAGACCCTGAACGTTATATGGCTTTACAAGATGACATCATGGCAGCCTATAACGAGAATAGGGTTCGATAACCTAAACTTTTAAGGAATTTAAAATGGCATCAGCAGCATATCCTGGAGGAAGTGGCTCCATTGTTAACAAGACCAATGCGGATAAATTTATCCCTAGCCTATAATTTTGGGGATGTAAAACCTTCTCTGAATAACTGGGAAAGAACGTAAGGTGTCTTAACCAGAGGGAACACGACATTACCAACAATGCAGTTCACACCGTGGAGGGTGTATGAAGCGATTAAGTTGGAAGTATATTGCAGGTTTGATTGATGGCGAAGGCTGTCTAGATGTTCAAGTAACAAATGGTATTTATGTCAGACCAAGAGTTAGAATTGGAATGGCTGTTAGTTCTAAGATGTTACTTGATATGTTGCAAACAAATCATGGTGGTTTTTTAACTTACCGTGAAAGTAAGAATGACAACTGGCAAGATTCTGTATCATGGGAACTTGTTGGATACAGTAAAGTATGTCCTTTCTTACGAAACATAGCAAACCATCTATATATCAAACATGAACAAGCCAGATTTCTCCTTTGGATGGAGAATAACTTAAAAGGCAAGCAGGTCGCTGATGAAGCAAGACAGCTTGTTATAACTGAGCTAAAAGCAATGAAGCGTGACCCGCACAGACTAAGTGAGAAGGCACAGGAGTTAGTAAGTAGACTTCTGTGATGCGATAGTCGGAATATCTTTTTAGATATTGGGAAATTTGGTCTGATGAAATCATTGCCGCTTACAAGAAGAACCTTGTTATGGCAAACCTTGTCAACAAGATGTCTATGCGTGGCAAGAAAGGTGACTTGCTTCATATTCCTAAGCCCACTCGTGGTGTTGCAGCAGCTAAGGCAGCTAACACAGCAGTTACGATTCAGGCTAACGTGGAAGACGAAGTACAGGTCGCTATCAACAAGCACTACGAATACTCACGTTTGATTGAGGACATCGTAGAAGTACAGGCTCTTGCTTCTTTGCGCCGTTTCTACACTGAAGATGCTGGCTATGCACTAGCTACGCAGGTTGATACTGACCTTGTTCGTATCGGTCGTCTCTTCAATGGCTCACACGCTGCTGGCGCTACTGGTGACTACTCTGTTGCTGGTACAACCACTGCTTACATTGGTGGTGATGGTACTACTGCATTCGTTGGTGGTGCTGGTGCTGGTAACGCTTCTGCACTGACTGATGCTGCTATTCGTCGTACTATTCAGCGTTTGGATGATAACGATGTTCCTATGGATCAGCGTTACTTCCTGATTCCTCCTGTTGCACGTAACACCATGATGGGTCTTGCTCGCTTTACTGAGCAGGCTTTCGTTGGTGAGCAAGGTGGTAACAACACCATCCGTAACGGTCAGATCGGTGATGTATACGGCGTTAAAGTGTTTGTTTCAACAAACGCTGACACGGCTTATGCCTCTTCTGGTACTGCTCCACGTGCCTGCTTGATGTTCCATAAAGATGCAATGGTTCATGCAGAGCAAATGGCTGTTCGCTCACAGGCTCAGTACAAGCAAGAGTATCTCTCAACGCTGTACACTGCTGACACCCTTTACGGTGTTGCAGAGCTACGTAATGAATCTGGCATTGCCCTGATCATTCCTAGCTAATAATAAGGAGGGGCTTAACCGCCCCTTCAACTCTGGAGGTCACAATGGTTTATTTTAGATGTAAGTGGTCAAACAACCTTATAGGTGTTGACTTTGAATATGATGTAGAACAGATGCGTAAACATCCTGACTATGATGAAGTAAAAGAAGAAGTAAAACAAGAATCTGACAAATCCACTAAGGTAAAGAAATCTAAAGAGGATTAATAATGTCTAACTATACGAAGACAACCAACTTTACTGCCAAAGATTCTTTACCATCAGGTAATCCTAGTAAACTTGTAAAAGGCTCTGACTTTGATTTAGAATTTAATAACATTGCTACAGCTATTGCTTCTAAAGAGGATACTGCTGATTTAGGTCCATTAGCCTTCCAAGCAATTGGTGCTGTATCCATCACTGGTGGTTCTATCACAGGTATTGATCCTTTATCAGATAGTGATGGTAATGTTCGCTCTATTCCACAGTCTGGTTCAGCAAAGACTTCTTCGTATACGTTAGCTACTACAGATAATGGTAACTTTATTGAGGTTGGTACTGGTGGGTCTATTGTTGTTCCTGATGCTACGTTTTCTGCTGGACAGAATGTAGTTATTATTAACAATACCACAGGATCAATTACGATCACATTGAACATTACTACTGCTTATATCTCTGGTGTTAACACAGATCGTTCATCAGTATCGTTAGCAACAAGAGGTATAGCAACTATTTTCTTCCTTTCTGGTACTGTTTGTGTCGTATCAGGTAGCGTGTTATGAGTTCTGTTGTTCCTCTTCTATCATCTACTGAGAACACACCTAAACAGGTTGCTTACACTGTTCCTGGTACTTATACATTCATACCACCAGCAGGTGTTACATCCGTATCTGTTGTTTGTGTTGGTGGAGGTGGTGGGGGAGGATGGACATTAGCAGGTGGTGGAGGTGGTTTAGGGTACAAAAATAACATCACAGTAGTCCCAGGTACTTCATACACAGTTGTTGTCGGTGCTGGTGGCGCTGGAAGTAATGGTCTTGGTGCTGATGGTGGCGATAGTTACTTTATAAACACATCAACTGTTAAAGGTGGTAAAGGAACTGGTGGTGGTGTAACTATTAGCCCAGATGTTACTCAAAACGGAACTGGTGGTTCCTACACAGGTGACGGTGGTGGTAGTGGTGGTAGTTCAAACAATAGCGGCTGGAATGAACCAGTAGGTGCTGGCGGTGCTGGTGGTTATAGCGGTAATGGTGGTAATGGTGGTTGGATACATAACGAAGGCGGTACTGTTTATCAACAAGCTGCCACAGCAGGAGCAGGAGGTGGTGGAGGCGGTGGTGATGGTTTTAGTTCAGGGGCAAGTGGTGGTGGAGGTGGAGTAGGTATCTACGGCCAAGGATCTAATGGCACTGCTGCTGGACAACAAACAGGTAATGGAGGTGGTGGAGGATCTAGTGGTACGTCAGGCGGTGCTGGTGGTTTACCTCCAGGGCCATTTAATGGATCAGGCGGTGCTGGTGGATCTTTTGGAGGAGGTGGTGGTGCTGCATATACTACTTTTGATACAGGTGGTGCAGGTAGTGGTGGTGCAGTAAGAATTATATGGGGAGCAGGGCGTTCATTTCCGTCAACTAATACCGGAGACTTATGATGGCTCTCCAACAAGCCGATGAACATATTAAACAAGTAGGAGATGCGCTTTCCATCATCACAGTGGTGGGTACGTTAGCAGAGTTGTTACCGGCAATGGCTGCAATACTAACTATTGTATGGACAGCTATACGTATATGGGAAACAGACACTATTCAGTATATCTTCAAGAGGAAGAAAACTAATGAAACAGAACCCAAAGAAGATTAAGAAGGTTATGGAAGAGTACAAAGAAGGTACGTTACACAGTGGTAAAGGTGGTCCTGTTGTTAAGTCTCGTAAGCAAGCAGTAGCGATTGCAATGTCTGAAGCTGGTATGGCTAAGAAAGGAAAAAAGAAATGAAACCCTGTCCAGGATGTCCGACACCAGCAAAGTGTAAGAAAGCTGGTAAGTGTTTGATGAAAGCTAAAGAAGTAAAGCGTAAGAAATGAAGCAAGGACTATACGCTAACATCCACGCTAAACGTGAGCGTATTGCTGAAGGCTCCAAAGAAAAGATGAGGAAGCCTGGAAGCAAAGGTGCTCCTACAAACAAGGCTTTTAAGGAGGCAGCAAAAACTGCTAAGAAGAAATGAAAGATCCTCGCTTAGAAAGAGCAGGAGTGTCTGGATATAATCGCCCTAAAAAAACACCAGACCATCCTACTAAGAGCCACGTTGTTGTAGCAAAGGACGGTGATCAAGTTAAGACGATTCGTTTCGGTCAACAAGGTGTATCTGGTTCTCCAAAGAAAGAAGGAGAATCATCTTCTTATCGTAAACGTAGGGAATCCTTTAAAGCTCGTCATGCCCAGAATATCGCTAAAGGTAAGATGTCAGCGGCCTACTGGTCTGACAGAACTAAGTGGTGAAATAAATGGCTACAAGCTATCTAGATCTAGTTAATGCTGTATTGCTACGAGTACGAGAGCCTACTGTACAGACTGTATCTCAATCTTCTTATTCACAGTTGATTGGAGAGATGGTTAACGAAACTAAGAGAGAAGTTGAAGACTCTTGGAACTGGGCTATTCTACGTACAACAAAGACCATAACCACTTCAGCAACAGTCTATGGTTATGAGATCCCATCAACGAATCCACGAACAAAAGTATTAAGTGTTTATCTTCCCAGTGCTCACATGTATCTGGAGAAGGTCTCTGAAGATCGTATGAATACCTTATTGTTCGTAAATCCTACACAGGCTGGTAGACCTTACTACTATAGTTTTGGTAGTTCTACACCAAGCACTGGTGTCTTAACACTGAATGTATTCCCTATTCCTGATCAAGCTTATACCATCAAAGTAGAGTGTGTCGTACCACAGGAAGATCTTGTTAATGACTTAGACAACGCATGGTTACCTAAGGATATGATTGTACAAGGTGCTTATCTTCGTGCTATCAATGAACGTGGTGAAGATGGTGGTAGGTTATCTGATCAGCAGTCAGAACTATATCGTAAGACTGTAGCTAACTATATCTCTATTGAAGCTGAACGCTTTAAAGATGAGATTACCTGGGATGCTGTATAATGGCAGATCAACTCAAAGCCATCAGTATTGTTGCTCCTGGCTTTGCTGGACTTAACACCCAAGACTCCTCTGTATCACTGACAAAAGACTATGCTCTTATTGCTCAGAATGCAGTGATTGATCAATTCGGTCGTATCGCTGCTAGACGAGGATGGGATAATGTTAATACCGCTGCAGGGTTTAACAACACAGAACCATACGTTATCAAACAAGTTATCAAGGATGACGGTACAACTGAGATCTTAAGTATCGGTGATAACAAGATCTATTCAGGTACAACAACACTTACTCTGAAGTATACTGGTTCTACGTGGACAGCACAGGATTGGAAAGTCATTGACTTCAATGATATGACCTTCTTCTTCCAACGAGCACATGATCCTTTAGTGTATGACCATGTAGCTAATACTTATGGTCTTATGTCCGCTCATGCAGGCTACTCAGGTACTGTACCTTTAGCTAATGAAGTACTAGGTGCTTTTGGTCGCTTATGGGTTGCTGACACCACCAGTGATAAAGTTACCATCGCTTGGTCAGATGCTTTAGCAGGCTTTAAATGGGGTGGAGGCTCTTCTGGATCAATTAACTTAGAGAGTCAATTCACTAACGGTACTGACAGCATCGTAGCCCTAGCAGCCTTTAATGGCTTCCTCATTGCTTTCTGTAAGAAGTCTATTGTTATCTTCTCTGGTGCTGCAGAAGATCCTACAACTAACCTAAAGATTGTAGAAGTTATTGATGGTGTTGGTTGTATCAGTAGAGATTCAGTGCAGGATGTTGGCTCAGATATCTTCTTTCTTGCAGATACAGGCGTCCGAAGCCTTGGCCGTATCATCCAAGAGAAGTCAGCACCTTTGTTCGATATATCAAGGAATGTCAGAGATGACCTCATCTCTGATGTTATAGCTAACAATAATAACCCAGAGATCAAGTCCGTATACTATGAGAAAGATGGTTTCTATCTACTGACATTACCTACTCGTGGTATTACGTATTGCTTTGATCTAAAGAGTCGTCTACCTGATGGTTCTTGTAAAGCAACCACATGGACACTATCACCTAAGGCTTTGTGTGCTACCAATGATAGACTTCTTTATCTTTCTCGTCCTGGCTACATTGGTGTGTATACAGGAAATAATGATAATGGTGCTGCCTTCCGATTCGCATACTACACTTCACACATCGATGCGGGATCAGCATTTATATTAAAGATCCTTAAGAAGATTGTGTTGTTGATCATCGGTGGACAGGCTACTAATGTGTTCTTGAATTGGGGTGTTGACTATGGTAACTCATATCAATCAGCACAGATCCAGTTACCAGCACAGACTCGTGCTGAATACAACATCTCTGAGTATGACATCGCTGAATACAATGCTGGTATCTTAATCAATACGGTTAGACAACAAGTTAGTTCTACTGGTAGGGTGTTTCAGATCGGTATTGAAGCAGACATTAGAACTGACATCTTTTCTGTACAACAACTGGATGTATTCGTTAAATCTGGTAGGGTTATCTAATGAGTAACTATACGAAAACTGTTAACTTTGCTGCTAAGGATTCCCTACCTAGTGGAAACCCAGCAAAGATTATTAAAGGTACTGAGATCGATACGGAGTATAACAACATTGCTTCTGCTGTGCAGACTAAGTCTGACATAGCATCTCCTACGTTCACAGGCACTGTAACAATCCCAACACTCAATGTTACTACATCATTCACTGGTAACTTTGATGTTGATGGAGGAACATACTAATGAGCACTTCTCTTCGTGCTGGAGACTTCAGAGCCACTGAAGGTGATGAAGGTTTGTTTTCAATGGTGTTTAATCCAGCAGGGTCAACAACAACAACCCCTGTTGTAAGTACTACACCCACAGTCACTGTAGATCCTGCTAAAGCTGCCTTCGATGCTGCTACCAGCGACATCACTAACCTGTATCAGACACTACTACGTAGATCTCCAGACAAGCCTGGACTAGATTGGTGGGCTAGTAATGTCAGCAGCGGTAACGCTACACTGCAGGATGTAGCTAATCAGTTTAGGAACAGTGCTGAGTACAAAGTAGTTACTGCTTACAATGATGTCTTAGGTCGTTATCCTGAGCAGGCTGGTCTAGACTGGTGGGTTAAGCAGGCTACGGATCAGAACCTTACTGTAGATCAGTTAAAGAATGAACTAAGTAAGACTCCTGAATTGATCAGTAAACAGTTAGCACCATTGCAGTCTCAGTGGGATGCTGAAGTAGCTAACCAAGAACAACCAGGAATACAGACTGATATCAAGGTAGGACAGATACAGTTTGGTGGTAACGAATGGGATGCTTATCGTACTCCTAATGGTAATCTGATTATTCAGAAACTTAATGCTGATCAGTCTGGTGTTGGTAAAGGACAGTACAAAGGTGACTTCTTAGATCCTACAACAGGTGAAGTAACTACTCGTATTGTAGATCGTAGTAAGATGCCTACCTATGGTAAAGTTATCATGGGTGGTTTGTTAGCACTTGCTGCAGCTAATCCTGGTTTGTTTGATGCTGCTGCAGCAGGTGCAGGATCAAGCACTGCAGTTGCAGGTGTTGAAGGAGCTATATCAC